AATCGGAGCGGGGGACTGTCTGATGGATGTTCATATTATCTTTTACTATTCGCTTTCTTTGTTTTGAAAACTCCACCAAAATATAGGTATTCTTTGCGCTTCTTGCGAATAACACTGTTAATAGAATCAATGTCTTCTTTTGTAAGTATATACAATAAAGGTCTATACTTACCTGCTATCTTTCCGGCTTTTAAACAAGACATATCCTCAACTATTTTTTTTGTCAACAATGCAAGTCCTTCGCCTCTTTTCAGGCTATTAATAGTGTATTCAATACGGTCTTTGCCATCAATTTTCATGGAAGGATGATTGAACCTCTCATTTAAAGCAGCACTTTCTACTACATCCTCTTTATTGATTAACTTGATAACATCTCTTATCGAGTTACATTCCTCATTCTTAAACGCATCTACGCATTTTCCTAAATGAGGCGCCATCTTTATCTTAGCCTCTAATACTGTTATACCTAACGCATAGGATATTTGCATGTAATTTACCAACATAACTATTCTTTCTATTAAAACCACTCTTCGTCCGCTCCGACCTCTACCGAAAGCCAGTCCATGAGGAGGGTTATAAGGTTATAAATAGGTTTCATCTCGCTAAACTTTTATCGCGTTGGCAATATTATCCGCATCCGACAGCTTTCTTACCAACACATCAAATGCTGCTGTACACCGCTCTGTGTTCATATTGACCGTTTTCCCGATTTTCAAACAGTCGGAAGCAAGGTTCATTATCCTTGCCACATTTGAAAGCTTCAAATATTCCAACGTGAACCCGTTGAACCGTGCATCTTTCTTCCGAAGCTCTTTAATCCTTTCGTCAAACTGGATGCAGGCGTAATCACACAATGTCCTTGCAAGTTCGAACCTTGCAATCTCTGCGGAATGGGGTACGCCGTTATCGTCGAGAACCTGCTTGAACTGCCAATACAGCATATCCACGTGCTTGTTCACTTCTTCCGTGTACTTGTCGTTGCAGTCGGCGAAAAACTCGCTCCGGTCTGAACCGATAACGCTGTTTACAGTACGCTCGTATTCCTTTCTTGCCTTATCGGCATCATTCAAATACCGCTTGAATGCCTGTTTGTAATAAGGCGTTCTCTTCATTGCATGCAGGCACTCGATAACCTGCCCGCAACAGATGTCGTTTGTGAGCAGTATGTTGTAGGTGCGCAGAACTACAAGGCTCTCATACTTGCTGATTATCTGATTTGCCGTGTCGGTAGTCATTGCCTTGTCTGTTCTGCCTTGTTCATACTCTTGTTTCTGCTCTCTTTTGCAAGTTCATCAATCATGCGCTGATACTTCCTTGCCACCAACGGGCAGCGTATGCGCATTGCATTGTCACGCTGCCACTCCAATTGTTCGATTTTCTTTTCAATCTCTATGTCCATAATCATTTTTTCTTGAATTTCTCGCATATCCTGCCGTATCTGCCACAAGCGCACACTCTATGGCTTCTAATTTTACAAAAGCATGAGTTCTCGATAAAGTCTGTGGCGTATGAGCATTGGCGGCAGTGGACGGGGGATAGGGGTTCTTTTTTCTTTGCCATTATGTTCTGTTAGAAAGGCTGTTCTTCTTGGATAGAATCACTCATATTGCCAATTGGCACACAATCCAAATCGTAAAATCTGGTTGTTGATGCGTCAAATCCGCATATGAATTTCAATAATCCGATATTACGCCCTTTGGCAATATCAATCATGGCAGTACCTTTTGTGCTTACGTTCTTAAATTCATCCGGATAAGGCTTATCTTTTACTTCCGGACGATATATGAGAATTACCACATCGGCAGCTTCCGCTATCTGTCCGCTATCTCTAAGCCGTGCAAGAGTAGGAACCGGATTCAGGTTGTCCCTGTTTAATTGGGAAAGGGCAATAATCCATATGTCCAAATCTTTTGCCAAGTTCTTCAATCTTCTCGCTACATCACCCATCTGCTGCTCCTTATTAGCACCTTTCATGTTGACATTCAATATTTGCAGGTAGTCAATCACGGCACCGTCAATATCATGCTTTATCTTCATGTAACGGATAGAGGATATAATCGTGTCTATGTTTGATGTACTCCGGTCGTCAAAGTATATGCTTTTCCCTGCAATATTTCCAACCCCTTTGTCAATGGCCTGTATCTGTGAATCGGTAAGTCTCGAATACATGATTTGATTGGCTGGTACTCCACTTTCCATAGAGAGAATACGAGCTGCGATTTGCTCTTTTTTCATCTCCATTGAATACATGGCTATCTTTGCATCCGAACAGGTCGCATTTCGCATCATAGACACTGCCAATGAGGTTTTTCCCTGCGATGTTTCACCTGCAACGATTATCAAATCAGATTTCTGCAATCCTCCGGATTTGGCGTCTATCTTCTCAAATCCTGTTGGTGTTCCAGTCAGTGGCTTGCTGCCGGATAGGTTCTCGTTAATCATTTTGTACACATTTTCAATTCCTTCATTTATCGAAGAAACGGTGGTACTGCTCGATTTGAACAATGAAGCCATATCTTCATTGACCCTTTTTGCCACATCTTCAATATCTTCTGCCTCAGTGTATGAGTTGGAAACAAGATATTGTCCGATTGAATAAAACTTCCTTCGTATGTGTAAATCTTGAAGTCTTGAAGCGTATTGGTAAAGGTCGAATGTATGACACGATACAATATTCATGTATTCAACAATGTCGAACTTTACTCCGTTTTCTTCCAATTTACCCTTTACGAAAACAAGGTCAGCTCTATTCCCTGATGATACAACCTGAAGCACCGCCTTGTATATCTCCGCATGGAGTGGATTATAGAAGCATTCTTCGGTTAAGATGTCCCTTACCATTTCTATGGCATCACGCTCTGCTATGATAGTACCGAGAACGATTTTCTCTGCCTCCTCGTCACGTAATTGTACATTAACTTCCATTTTGATATTCAATTTGTTTTAAGACAGCATAATACAAGACATCCCATTTAGAACGTATGTCTGACCTGCCTTCAATGGTGCGCAATGCGCTTTTAAACATCTCATTCCCGTATTTACCCCGTAGTAGCAAGAACTCTTCCTCGGTAGGCAGCCGCATATTTGAAAAACAATACGGAGCTTGCCTCTTGATGTACGACAAGAATTGGTAGTACCCTCTCTTGTCCTCTTTGACAGACAACAATAACTGTTCGTTCGCCGCCTTATACATGTCCGTTTTGGATTTCCCGAGTTCAATATCCAGCCACCTAACAAAATGAGCCATTCCGTCTTTAGGGCTTTTACAGATTTCTCCCTCATTTTGAAGTTTTTCAAAGAATTTTTTGAGATATTCCTGGAAATGTTCCAGGGTAAAGTCCTGATGTCCGGCAGACCTCTTATTTATTACAACGGTTTCTATCCATGAACTATTGGCGGATAATTCCTCATAACATTCTTTCAGAGGCTTGTCTGATATTTCCGGGAGAAAAGCATCTACTTTATCTCCGTTAGGAGATTCATTAACATTATCATTATCATTAACAGTTAGATTTGTTGCGTCTTGATAGCATTTGTTAGATTTGCTATCATTTGTTAGATTTGTTACATCTTTATTGTAGCGTTTATTCATTGCTTTTTTCCCCGCTTCGCTTCGTTTTGCCACAATATCATTGTACTTGCAGGTATTGTAATCTATTTCTTTTTTAATGAAGGAGAATGCCATTTTAGCCATTGGTTTCAGCTCCAAAATTGTCCCCGATGCAACATACTCAATGATTGCATCGTACACTTCAAGTCTGACCTCCGATGGGTAACCTAATAGTATCTCTTGCCATTCAACATTAAAAATGAAAGATTTCTTTTTTGCTTTTTCTACCATTTTCTTTACTGCTGTAATTGTCGGAAATAAATAAACGCTTTCTATCCATGTATAAATGCAAAATGTTCATCTCCCCGCTTCGGGGACATTTCGGTATATGCTCTATCTCTTTGACAACTTCTTTGATTGAGGGAACTTTAAAGCTATCTTTTATTGTTATCATACATCTTTCAAATAGTCTTCCACCACATTGATAAACTCGTCAAGTGACCGGACAACGACATATTTAGCGCCGATACTTTCAAACTCCTTTTGATAGGCTTTCTGATTCTCCGACTGCCTGCCTGTTTTAGTCTTTAATTCCACCCCACAGAAAGGATAAAACTTATTCGGTATAAGAAGTATCAAATCGGGGAATCCTGCACGAACGCCCATCTGCTTGAACTTTGCTGCTTCGATTGCGTTGCGCTTTCCTCCATTAGGAGCATGAACCAGCCTTTTCTTCCATTTGGGATATTTCAAGTCCCAATATTTAATTATAGATTTTTGGAGAGAATCTTCTAAATGTCTCATATATATTTTACTTTAAGTTCAACATCCACCGGCTTATCTTTCATCATGGAGAAAGCATCGAGTATCCTCTCCTTAGTCAACTGAATAGGTCGGGTCATTATTTCACTTTCTATGTTTTCCAACGGTATCTTCTTTCCGTCATAGGTAATAAGAACCGCAGAAGTTATTACGTAAGGACTTATGTCTTGTATTGTTTCTTTATCTGCGTTGCAATCTTCTTGCTCAGCTTACTTAGACGCTCTGCCTGTTTGCTGTCACCTCCAATATTATGAATGTCTGACTTTCGGTCTGCGATAAGCTTCTGAATGATTGCACCTTCGGATTTGGTTATTGTAAGTTTCATAATGGATTGTATTAGTGGGGAAGTTCCGAATCGAACAGAACACGTTATTTTGCTGGATGGTAAAGGATAATAAACTAATGAATAACTAATACTAATTTTAAAACAAAATAATTGGCAATCAAAAAGAATAACCGCCCAATACGTTCAACGCTACCATATTCCCCATTTTCTCGTCAGTCCCCGTATACAGTGCCATTGGCGTAACCCTGGTTGGGCCTGGCGAGATTGTATGGATAAAATTATTTCCCAAAAAGACCTTCACAGGCTATTGCTCCCGGATAGGCGGTCAAGCCACACCGGGATAGTTAACTGTTAGCTGAAATTAAATCACTTAACCCGAACCTTTCACGGGACTTCTGCGTGAGCAGAGGGCTTTCGATTAATTATATCAAGTCTAAAATCTTTGTCTTTGCAATAGCGTCCAGCTTCATATCTTGAAGCCCCTGTTTCATGTATTCCGCTGCCTTTTTGTTGGCATCGTCCATGTCTTTTGCAGCTATTAGAACATAATACTTGTTCTCTTTTTCTTTCCCGTTTTCGTCTACGAAAATCTCAACAAGAGTGACCTTATAAAAGAACTCATCTTCCTGCTTCTCATTGACAATCTCACGTATCTTACTCCGGCTGATTGCGAAAACATCACACTCACCGTTGTATAGCTCATTGCCTTTCAATTCCACATGACCGAAAAGCTCATCATCGGTTATGTAATGTTCGGTGACTTCCTTTTCATCACCTTTCTCGTTAACCTTGTTTACTTTTAGCTTAAATTCGTATAGCATGATATTATATGTTTATAGGTTACACATCAGAACGGGAGGTCGTCTTCCCCGTCGGTCTGTAAGGTTGGCGCTTCCACCGTAGCTGCGGCATTCCCGGAACCCTCAAACTCATAAGGCTTGAAGTCTCCCAAGTAAACCTTTGACTTGGCTTCTGCTTCTGTCTTGTTCGCATCCTTATACTGCTTTGATAAGTATTGTTTGCAGTAATGGGTATTGCCGTATTGGCTCGGCTCTCTACGCTCATTAATATTAACGTTAAGATAGACGGCTTTTGCTTTCAGGTTCTCGTCCATACTTACATAAAGGTCGTTTTCTTCTATCGGAATGACAACGCATTTCTTATTCTTGATTGTTGCTATGCCCGCTTTTTCGAGCTTTAGCAAATTTACGCTTCCGGTTAAATTCATTTTCTATTCAATATTTGATTAATGATTTTGTTTGCTTCGGTTATCCGTCTCTCAAATTCAGCGATTACGGCATCGTCCCTTGTTATCTCTACAATGTGAATGTTGTGTTTCAAGAAAGGGCAGAAAACGGCAAAATCAGCTTTGCCCAATCCTGTACAGGACATCTCCGCTTGTACTTGGTAGAAGTATAGAGGATTTACTGATTTAAGCGTATCGTTATCCTTAACCTCATTCATATACTCCATGAACTTTTTAGGAGTTGGGCATTTTATTTCCACCACCTTTCTTAAGCCGTCTTTAATCGCTATGCGGTCGGGAGAAGCGGAGAAGTAAGGTATTGTAGGGTGCTGTATACTTTCGCACTCTTCAAGTTCGCATCTTGTGACAAGCTGGTAACGTTCGGCGGCAAAATCTTCATTTTCGTGTCCGAACTCTATAAACTTGTTGTTGATGCTTACCTGGTTTTGGTATATCTCAAACAGATAATCATCTTCAATATACTTAGGGAGTAGGTTTCTTTCTGCTGCGACTTCATATATGTATGAAAGGGCTGTCTTCCCAAACAGCTCCCCTTTCTTTCCGCTTGTCATTAAGTCCCCGATGCGACTTCCTGTAAAGTTCCCCAGGCGTTGGCGAAGCCATCCAAAACTACCCTGTTCAATCATTTTGTCTCAGTATTAAATAATTCGCCTGTGTTTTCATCGACAACTTCCGCTTCCTGCAAAGCCTCTTTCATTGCATTGCGTCTGGCTTCCTCATTGTCGGGATTATCATTGTACGACACTTCGGCTTCGTCTATGTCGGTTTCTGCCAGGTTATCCTTTATAATAGCCTGGTCGAATGTTTGGGCACGTTGCATTTCAATACTTAAGATACCAAACTTAGAAAGTAGCATTTTTAAAACTGTCTTCTTTGCCATAGAGTCAAAGTCGGTAGACCATATGCCTGTGCCGCGTTTATACGTTTGCGAAAACTTCCTTCCGTGTTTTTCACAATCTTCCTTGCTCATATAGAGAAACTTCTCAAAACCGTTGATGAGACTGAAATAAGCCATATAGCCTACTATCTTATCAGAAGCGCGTTCTCCAAATTCATATTCTCCGGTAAATCGGTTCGACTTCTTTATCTCCCCCTCATATATCTCATTTACGTTTATTGTCTTATATTGACCGCTACGCATAGCAAGTTGAACAAAACCTCTCCAGCCCATTTGAAATTGCGCTTGATTGCCGTAAGGGACAACGTAAGCAAATCCGAGATTGGGATTGATAGGTAAATCTAAAGTAGCTGCTACCACAGCGGCATTCATGATAGACTGTGGTTCTGCCTTTTGAAGCAATGTATTGCTATTGGCAACCGCTACTATCGAACTGATAAATCCCGGCGCTTTCTTTCCGAGAATTTCTTTGAAACGTGCTTTCACATTGTCATTCGCAAGCATTGATTTAAGCTGCGGGATTGTCGTTATTGTACTCATTATAAATGTTTTTTAGTTTAACAATATCTTGGTAGTCCTTGACTAACGCAAAGAAACATCCTTTCGTCTTCGAGTTCGTCAGGTGTATAATCATATTGACTACATTCAAGTTCTGCGCGCAACTCCTCAATGTCTACCTCTATAAGCTGAATGATTTCTTCTTTTGAAGAATACCCATACTTGGGAAGATAGTCCAAATCGCAAGCTTTGACTTCGTTCAGCTCCTTGTACAGTTCTTCAAGTTCATTTTCCATTGTATTGTGTTTTTAAACCGCCCGTACAAGGTTAAAGGGAAGCGGTGCGCACTTCGCTTCTCTCACGGCT